ACCGCTTGTACCATTTGAACCACTTTGACCTGAAGATTGTGATAAGCCTGAAGTACCAGCTGAAGCTGCTGATGTGCCACTAGTACCATTTGTACCACTTGTGCCTGAAGTTTGGCTTAAACCTGAGGTACCAGCTGTAGCTGAAGTACCAGAAGTACCAGCGGTTGCTGAAGTACCTGAGGTTTGAGATGAACCTGATAAACCTGAAGTGCCTGTTGTACCTGCTGTTCCTGATGTACCAGCTGAACCTGCACTATTAGATTCACCAGAGGTACCTGCAGTACCAGAGGTACCTGATGTAGCTGAAGTACCAGCTGATCCTGAAATTCCTGAAGTGCCGGCTGAACCACTAGTTCCCGAAGTACCTGCTGTTGCTGAAGTACCTGCGGTACCCGCACTACCTGAAGTAGCAGATTCGCCTGAAGTACCAAATGTACCTGAAGTAGCGGATGTACCTGAGGTTCCAGCTGTGCCAGAAGTATTAGATTCACCGTTTGTACCTGAAGTACCGGCACTACCTGAAGAACCTGAAGTTCCGGATGTGCCTGAAGTTCCATTAGTGCCTGAAGCACCTGCTGAACCTACTGTACCATTACTACCTGAAGAACCAGAAGTACCAGATGTACCAGCGGTTTGAGATTCGCCTGCGGAACCTGCTGTACCCGTACTACCAGAAGATCCTGAAGTGCCGGATGTTCCTGAAGTACCTGCGGTACCGTTTGTGCCTGAAGTTTCAGATAAACCAGCAGTACCTGAGGTACCCGTTGTACCTGAAGTAGCTGAAGTACCATTAGTGCCTGAAGTTTGTGATTCTCCGGCGGTACCTGCAGTACCAGAAGTTCCTGCTGTACCATTACTTCCTGAAGAACCACTTGAACCCGAAGTTCCGGATGTACCTGCAGTTTGAGATTCACCAGCTGAACCTATAGTACCTGATGTACCTGAGGTTCCAGAAGTACCTGCTGTACCTGCTGTTTGAGACTCACCCGAAGAACCTGATGTTCCAGATGTACCTGAAGTACCCGATGTGCCTGCTGAACCCGAAGTGCCAGCTGTAGCTGATTGACCTGAAGTACCTGAAGTACCTGATGAAAAAGATTCACCAGAAGTACCAGCTGTAGCAGCTGAAGTACCAGAAGTACCGTTTGTACCACTTGTACCTGAAGTTAATGATTCACCAGAAGTACCAGATGAAGCTGCTGAGGTACCACTTGTACCATTTGTACCTGAGGTACCAGAAGTTTCGCTAAAACCAGAAGTGCCAGCTGTACCTATAGTACCTGAAGAGCCAGCTGTGCCAGAAGTACCGGCTGTAAAGGATTCTCCGGCGGTTCCTGCAGTACCCATAGTACCGGAGGAACCTGAAGAGCCAGCTGTGCCAGAAGTACCGGCTGTAAAGGATTCTCCGGCGGTTCCTGCAGTACCCATAGTACCGGAGGAACCTGCGGTACCTGAAGTACCTGCTGTAAAAGATTCTCCGGCAGTTCCAGCAGTACCCATAGTACCTGCAGTGGCTGAAGTACCACTAGTACCGCTAGTACCTGAAGTTTTAGATAAGCCTGAAGTACCAGATTCACCGTTAGTTCCATTAATACCTGAAGAACCTGCGGTACCTGAAGTACCACTAGTACCACTTGCTCCTGAGGTACCATCTCCAATATTTACATATTTTACAACTCCGGTAATAGGGTCATAAGTTACCAGGTATTGAGGATTAACTTCTGGGTCTAGAGTTTGTAATGTTAAAGGTGTAGATCCTGATACTATTAATGAGCCAGTAATTTGAAGTTGACTGGGAACAGGATCAAAGTTAAGATTAACTTGTGCACTACCAGTAGTTCCAGCGTCGGTTGATGTTATAAGACGGTAATTACCAGGAGTGGTAATTATAAATCCGGGATCATCGTTACCTACTATAGTTACGGTGACATTATTATCGTTAAATTCCTCTAAAGTAACAGCAGATCCACTAAAGTTTATCTGAGTTACACCGCCTTTAAAAATACTTCCAGTGTAGTAAATATCTAAGATATTACCTCCTCCGGAACCTACAGATGCGCCAATAGGGATCTGATCTAAAAATCTAACATTACTCGCCATTGTTTATAAATATGTTAAAAATATATTTAAGGATTTTGAAGTTGCTGAATTGTTGTCTGAGCTGCGGCGAGCTGTGCTTGGAGACTTGCAATTTCTTCTAATAAAGCTCCATAATCAACATTTGGTTGAAAATTAACATATCCTTGTTTTATAACATTATTTAAACCTTGTTGTATATTATATTTATCTGCTGCTAAAGATCTTGCTGCACGAGCATCAGGTCTCCCAGAATCATCCATTTGAACTGGAATATTGGGGTCAAAGATTAATGGGTCGTCTGTGGTTTCTAAAGAAAAAATTAATTTAGTTTTATTATTAAATTTTTTAAGAGAAGAAACATTCTTTTGAACAGTATCAGGAATTATATATCCATAAATTTTAAGGTCAAAGTTACCTCTAATAATTCGTTCTTCGCCTTGTTTTAATTCTTGAATAGTATTAAAAGAATCTATTCGAGCTTGGAATTGGTAACGTTGTGGGTTGCCCCAGTATGAATCCGAAGCATATTCCATAGCTTCGATTATTTTATTTAATTGTTCCTGGTAATAGGTGTAAACTATACAACTATAAGTTACAGTGATGTAATCCGGAATTGCTACAGCATAAAATTGTTCTTCAGGGATTCTATTAGTTAAAACATTAAAATTAGAATAAAAATTACGTGTATCGTATTTTTTCTTCATTACCCCATATAAATTAGGATAATTTGAGTCTAATTTATTCCCAATACTTCTATTTTTAGCAATAGTATTACGTTTAAACATGATAAGAGGAGACATAATTGCACCATTCTTATCTTTATAATACCCATCTTTTTGAGCTGATTTCCATCTTTCAGGAGAACCATATATAATAGGAACCTCAATACGTTGTCCATTTTGCATCACAAAAGGACGAATAATATTTTGGAAATAATACATGATAGCCTCATCAATATCCTGAATGCCTACTGTAAATGGTTTTACCGTATCTCCTTCAAAACTTTGTTGAAGAGATCTATTGGGACCTGCAAAGTTAGGATTAGCTAAATTAGGATCACCATAAACAGTATTTGCAGCAGTTAATTCGTTACTTAACTGTTGCTGACTTTTAGGTACGGGTTTTCTATTTTCAGGCATTACATTCTTTCTAAAGTTATACCTACCTTATCAGCAGGTATATAATGAGTTTTACATATAATTGAGGTATCCCAACCAAATTTTTCTAATCCTGGATTCCATCCTGGGACAGGTTGAGGATTATTATTATAAGATGGATTTTTTCCTGTAAAGTATTGAGCTGCGTTTGTAGTTTCTACTTCATAATAAGAGTTTTCATAAAGAATAATATCTCCTATTTGAGGTACTAAATCGGCACCATAAATATTATCAGTCCAATCATTTAATTTATAACCTGTTGTATTAAATGTATCAGGTTCAGATCCATCTCCTTGGAGTTTACCTATTAAATCATCTCTTAAAAATCTAAAGGTAGGTTTCCAACTAAAGCTAGTACCTAAATCATCTACGGGAAATTCCATTTCAGGAAGGTCGATTAAACAGTATAAAAGGATAGGACCTATATAATACTTAGCATCATAGGCTTCACCATATATGTTAGTATTAGTTTCGTTTAATCTAAATTTATAAAAAGCACATTGTTGAGAAATAATATTACCCATCAACTCACGGTTGATGTGTCTAAACATGCTAATATCTCTTGCTTCTCCGTAAAGTGCCATTATCCTATGTAAATTGTCATTGGGGTTCTATTTAACTCATTTTGTGAAAACTCTGCTTCATCTTTACGTCTTTCAAGCATACTTTTTCTTGAAGTTTCATCAAAATATGCTCTTAATCTTTCAATTAAAGCAGTTTTTTCAGCTTCGGCAGCAGCAACTAATGCTGGACCATTAAGAGTAACTTCAGCTCCTGGGATTGGGACTGTAGTGTATTTACCTCTAACATATCCTAGCATTTCTTTACATTGAGCTAGTGTATATTCAAAAATCCAAGATCTACCTATAGAGTTTATTTGAGAATAAACCGGATTTGTAAAGGGTACATTTGAAGGGTTACTAATATACCCTGCCCCTTCAAGACCACTACCTGATTGTAATGAATCTGTTAATCTTTCATTTTTAAGTAAATATTGGAACCAGTAATTAGTACCGGTATCACCTTCTGTAGGTACCGGGTAGATTCTTAATTTATTATTTATAAGTTCGAAACTATAAGCCGAAAGAAGAATTTCATTTCCTAATTCTACTTGTTGGATAGTACCTACGTTATATGATAAAGGAGTAACAAAGAAGTTAGAGCCGTAACCGTAACCAGCTACACCACCTAAACCACCAAAGAAACTACCCCAACCAGCACCTAAACCAATACCACCACCATAATAGTAAGTAGCAGAAGCAGGAACACCCTGATAAAATACTCGTTTAATTTCTAATTCACTACCCGAAATCCCATGATCAGCTGCCCAAACATCAAGATCATAATCTTGAACTGAGCCTGTTAATATAACTGAACCTGAGTACCAGTTAACATTGCCTCCTACACCTGCTTCTGTACCGTATTGTTCTGAGATACGGATAATATTACCCATATTAGGGGTAATAATAGTGTTATTAAGGTTAGGGATATTAATTGGTAAACCTTCTAAGCTTAAAAGGTTTTCTCTAACTTGATAAGCATATAATTCGTTACCGTAAACTGTTACAGCTTGTTCAAAAGCAGTAAAAAAATTTGTGTCTTGTAATTCTACGTTTTCAATAGGATAACCTAAACGTTGAGCACAAAATTTAGTTACTTTTACAGCATCTTGTTGAAATTCTATATCGTTACTGTAAAAGCCAAAAGGTACTAAATTAGAAGACCAGACGGGGTTACCATTATATATAGGAATATTTGCCATAATTTTTGTAATAAATATTAAAAAAGAAAGCCCCAAATTGGGGCTTTTCTTAAAGAAAATTTATTATTATATAAACTATTGTTTATAGGGCATACCAAGATGACCCATCCCACATATAGGGTCTAGGAGGAGTGCTTGATGATACAGCAAATGATCCTATAGCTACACCTGCAGGTAGGGGGTGAGTTGGTTGTAATGTTAGAACTTGTGAAGCCGATACTATTAAATCTCCATTTATAGTTAAATCTCTAGTTGAGAAATCACCTAAGATAAGAGGGTTAGTAACGTTATTTGCTGAGTTGTGGATTCTGAGTTTATTAGATTCTCCTGATACTCCTAGGACTTCATTACCTATGTAAACGTTATAATTACCTGCATCATTATTAAATCCACTATTTACACCTACTGCAGTATTACCTGTACCTGTAGTTATATTGTATAATGAATAAAATCCTACAGCAGTATTATTATTAGCTGATGTTGCTTGTAATAAAGCTGAATCACCAATTGCTGTATTGACTCCTCCTCCTTGAAGGTTAAACCCAGCTTGATATCCTACTGCTGTATTATTATCACCTGTAGTTAGAGAAAATAAAGCAGCGTTACCTACTTGAGTGCTTGATGTATTTTTAAGTCCTATATTTATTCCACTTATTTGAGATAATCCATAGGTTTCAAATGAACCTGAGACTGCAGCTGAACCTGTATAAGGAAAGACTCTAGCAAAAGAAGCGGTTGTAGCAAAAGATGAACTAACTGCTCTTGATGCAGAAGTTGCAAATGAAGCACTTACAGCGTTTAATACATAAGATGCTGTAGTTGCAAAAGATGCGCTTACTACATTCTGAATTGAGCTAGTAACAAAATAACTTAATTGTCCTGAGATTATATCTATTCCTACTATATTGGTTCTAACAGCATTGTCTAAACTTTTAATTTGAACTCTATTAGATCCTGAAATTTCAAAAGTGCCGGGGCTAACTAAATTAAACGATATATTAGATGCTGATGAGGTAGCATTAAATGTAAGATCATTTCCATTTGAAATAACTACTCTTGCACTACTAAGAGTACCATCTGAGTTGTAAATATTGGGTGCAAATGAAGTAGAAACTGCTTGAGAAGCACTTGTAGCATTTAAAGCATAAGAAGCTGATGTGGCCGTAATAGCGTTAGTAGCACTAGTTGCATTAGTAGCATTTAAAGCATAAGAAGCTGATACAGCTTGAGATGAGTTAATACTATAAGAAGCAGTTGTAGAGTATGAAGCACTCACAGCATTCAAAACATAGGATGCTGTAGAGGCATATGAGGCACTTATAGAACTGATAATATAAGAAGATGTTACAGCATAAGATGCTGTGCCCTCTAAATTACCAATAAAATTTGAAGCCGTAACATCTCCAGTTACGTTTAATGATCCGGTTATTGGGTGAGATCCTGTAAAATATGCAAAGTTATTGTCTAACTCTTGAATTGTTAAAGCAGATCCTTTTTGTTCTCTAAAAGTTAAGTTTGCCATGGGGTTTTTTATTAAGATTAAGAAGATGCAACGATATATTCTAATTGTATTGAACCAGAATATGATGTATTTGAATCCCCAGCTTTAGCTTTAATAAGATTCATATACACAAAATCTGTGTAATATTGTTCGTCAACATAACCTTCTACAACATAATCACCTGTTTGTGAAGCATTAAAATCATCATTACTTAGCATTAATGATTTACCAGCATCTAATTTAAAAATAACAGATTCACTATTAGTTTTAATTAAATAAATACTAGCAAAATAATTACTACTAGGTAAATTAGTAATTCTAATGTATTTTACAGCTGAATTAACAAAAGAACCAGGGGTTTGTTCAGATTCACTATTTGTAAATGCTATAATTCCTATACCAGATCCTGAGTAATCATAAGTAACTGTATCTATTCTTCTAACAAATTGATTAACATCCGGTATAATAACCGTATTAATTGCAGTTTCTACATTATTGTTAGGTAATGTTATTTGTTCTTGAATAGAAACAGTAAGGTTTGACATCTTTTTTTATTATAAATATATAAAAAGAATCAAAACTTTTTATTACTTAAACCAGAAGTGCCTAGATTAATTCCTTGTTCTTTAGCTTCTTCATAGTAGCTTATCAAATCTTCTACAATAGGATCTCTATGATTTTGTTTTAGAGTAATTGCTTCTAAATTTTTAATTTTTTTAGCTCCTTTATATAAGAATCTAAATCCAGAATCTTTTTTATTTTTAAGATCAACTTGAATATCGTCACCGCAGATCATCATTTTAGATCTTAAACCAATACGTGTTACAATCATTTCCATTTGTTCATGTGTAACGTTTTGGGCTTCATCTACAATGACAATACTATCGAGAAAAGTCCTACCGCGCATAAAAGATAGGGGAACAATTTCGATAACTCCTTCTTCGATAAGTTTTTCAATTTTAATTTTATCATAAAGAACAAACATGTTTTGGTAAATAGGTTGAATCCAGGGGTCCATTTTTTCTCTTAGATCACCTGGTAGGAAGCCTATTTCTTCCTTAGATACTGTTGGACGTGTTATAATAATTTTTTCTACTTCTCGCATGAATAATTTTTCGAGAGCAATTTGACACGCTAACAGTGTTTTACCGGAGCCAGCGGCTCCGGCAAGTAATGTAACTGTATTTTGTAATATTTTTGCTTTAGCTTCTTTTTGTTCTTGATTTAAATCTATTTTAAATTTTATTGGGTTTTTAGGTTTTCTTTTTTCTCTAAAAATATCTTTGTTAGATGTTGTATCCATTTTTAAAATTTATTTTAACCAGTTTATCTAAACCGGCATTTACGTGCATAGTATCCTCGAGAACCAATTCGAAATCAAATCTATCATCTAAAGGCAAAACTAGATCTACTTGAGAACCCCATCGGATTAAAGAAAACCTTTCATTTTGAGCAAAAATGTCATTTTGTTGGTTAGTAAAGTGAGCTATAACATTTACGTCCTCATCTGCGATTTGTATCAAATGATAATTGTAATTTAATGACGGTACGTAAATTTTGTTGTACATTCTTTCATTAAACTTCAAATATTCCATATTATTAGGATTAATTGCAGCATTAAGAATGTCTTTTTCAACCGCTAGCATTGGTTTATTTGTACTTTCAATGGGGTCTAACGGTTTATAAGTGAGTACTCCCCCATATGGTATGCGATTTATGTGAACGTCATAAAACGACATAAAAATGCCTATAACCAAACTAGGAGTATTATAATCTTTATCACCTATAACATCCTGAAGGGTGTAATTCATACCTTTAATTTCAACTACAGGTTCTGTTGGGTCTGTAATGAATTTTTGGTAGAGAATTGTACCGTCAGCAGGGCTATAGAAATGTTCAAAGTCTATATAATTTGGACGTAGTGGGTCTCTAAAGAAGAATACATTAGATAATTCTCCAATAGGTAGTTTAGACAGTTCTTCTACTTCACCATCTAACCAATCTTCTAAATATTGGGCCATTAAACTAAACTTTTAGTGTAATCTACGTAGTTAAGGTGCATCACCATACATGAAAGAAGAGCGCCAGATTTCATGTATTCTGAAAGATTGAATATTACAGGTTCCATTCCTTCATTAGCGCATATTTTTTCTAGGCTGTGAAGTTTATGTTTTTCTAAGTCATATAACTCATCTCCTACTTTTAATTCGGAAATATTCGAAGCACATAGTACCATGTTTCCTAAACGTACAGAATTGGTTATACCACCAAAAGCATCATCAATATTGATATCAATAATTTCAGTAACTTTTTCAAGTGTTTTTAATTCAAGATCACTAAATAATTCAGTGCAAATTAAAGTTTTGTCCTTAGATAATGGGAAAATAGAACAATCTAGATGATATAAATAATCTTCTACCATCTTAACTGGGATGATGTTCATGTCAAAGTTTTCATGCATCCATTTATAGGTTTCGATATCACTTCTTATATCATACCCACCAATGTAAGTATTTCCATGAAGATATTTTAGATCAGCTTCACCTTCCCATTTATAAGGACTCACATGGGTATTGTACCCCATCAAATCAAAAAATGGTCTACCCACTATTTCTTCACCTTGTCTGGGCTCTGAAGTAAAGTTAGATAAAATGATATTGTTGCTATCTTTTATGTGGGGGAGATAGATACCTAGATTAGCTACATATACCTGATCCTGGAAATTACCTGCACTTGGGAGTAAGTAGGTAAGTGAAGCACCAGACATAAAGTTGTAAAGATCTAAAAATTGTTTGTAGGCTTTGCCTTTATTGATTTTTAAATCTTCAGGGTCTAGTTCTTGCATCCAAATGTTATTTGGATTGGAGGTATCCAGCGTAAAAGGAAAATTCATTACATAACTCGGTACCTGCAATTGCGAGGGCGTTTCTTTCATATAAACTATTTTACTTGGTTTTAAATGTACAAACATACATATAGTAGAACCACCTAGAAGTAAAAAAGCCTAGTAAAAAACTAGGCTTCTCTTTAAAGTACTTTAAGTTTACGATACTTGTGTAAGAGTTGCTATTACTGAGGGGATAGACGGGAAGTTACCTGAAGCTGGGTCAGCTGCTAATTGCATAGCAGTATCATTAGATTGCCATATAATTTCTAAATAATCATTTGGTACTAAATTATCTACATAATTCCAAGCAGCTACTGCTCTACCACCACCACCTGCTTGTCTTAACACACTTACTGCAGTGTTTGAACGAGGAACATTTGTTCCGTTTTTCTTAAACCATATATAAACAGTATCAGTACCATTATCTGTTTTTTCTAATTGAGCTGAGAATTGTAAATTATATGTTCCTGGGTTTGCTACTGTAATTCTACTACCACTTACAACAGATACACCATCTGAATGTTCAGTAGTTTCTAGTTGCATTGAGCGAGATACACTAGCTGTAGGGTTAGTTTGAGATCCTGTAGAACAAAATGCTCCATAAAATCCAAAACTACCTGTTGTGTAGAATGATCCTGTTAATCCGGTGTATATAGCATTAAAAGTAGTTTGTTTAGTTACACCTCCTTGAACAGTAGCAAATAGTTCAGGACCTGTTAAAGCACTAGCTGTTGGTAATTGGGATATTGGTAAATTAGGCATATTTAAAAGTTTAATACTATTAATGAGTTATCTTCTTGTAGTAAATAAAATCCATCTTCTTGAAGTAAATTAGCAGGATAATCATAAATACTACAAGTATATAAAGTAATATATTTTTCACTTCCACTAACCCATCCTAAAGCTGTATTTATATAAGTAAATGAAGTTTGATTTACTCTATCTGGTAATTTATTTATAGTATTTAGTACATCTGCTGAACTAGTAGTAGTAGAAGTAAAAAATATAGGGGTAGCTGATGAGGAAGGAGATAAACTTTGAGTATATGAATCTGAAATAAAGGTATAACCTGTAAGAGAACAGGCTTCATAACCCCAAATTAGATTAAAAGATCCAGAAACTATAGATGATGATATAGCATATGCAACATTTCCTACTTGGAATGTTCCTGGGATAATAGGTCCTCTTGGACTAAAAGCTACTAGATTTGCCATTTGCAATAAATATGAATAAGAAAGCCCCGCTTTTGCGGGGCTCTCCATTTCTATTCTAGGTTAGATTAGAAGCTGGTTAAACCAGAAACGTAGATCTTACCGTAGAATTCAGGGCGTAACATTTTCTTAGCGTATCTAGTTAATAGACCCTTTCTTGGAGTGAAAGTTTCTGGATC